CTTCCACGTCCACCAGTACGGTGGGGCTGCTCACTCCGGGGCGCAGTTCGTAGGCGTCCTGCCCCGCATAGCGGTCAATCATACGGATACCCTCTATCCGGGCAATCCGGTCTTCTACGGCGCACAACATCTGCGCCAAAGGGTTGGTCAGTTCCATATCTGTTGTTTGTATAGAGTTCTTATAGTGTTCCTATAGCGGAAACACGTATCTGTTGCTTCGCGTTAATGACTTCGTGTTGTTGGTTCGCTTCGCTCACGTAGGTGGCTTTGCGTTCCCCTCCTGCCGCGGGGTCCCTGCAAGCCTTGCGCAGTGGGGTGCTCTTGGAGGGGTTAGGGGAGGTCTTGTATTATCTTGCGCACCTCCGAGTCAATCATCTTGCGCACTTTGTCGTCCAACTGCTTCGACTGTCCCATAAACTGCCGTTTGGGTATGCGTACACGGTGGTTTCTGCCGGCGCGGTCCGTGCCCTCGTTGTGCGCCGCGGCATACGGCACGTCGGTATAGACAGTCGCCACTCCGGGCGCGGTCTTTTTCTTGATGGAGCGAGACAGGTACTCACGCCGTGAATGAAGCGTCTTGTAGGCGTTGTCGGGGTTCTTCGGGTCGCTCTTGCGCTTGGAGGGTTTCCACGGTTGTATCGACGAGTCCACAAACCCCTCATGGCTGAAGTTGTCGAGGAAATGCTGCATGGCTATGGTACCCGCCTTGACGGGCAGCGTGCGGGTGATGAGTCTGCCCAACGCCTCCTTGTTCCGGCGCAGGTGCTGTTCAAATTCTAACGGGGTCATTATTGCACATAAATTTTGATATATCAGATAATTGTCGTATCTTTGCAGGTGAAAAGAGTGAATGACTTGAGTGTTTTTGGGGTTGCGTACCCGCAGGGCTCAATGATTTCACTCTTTTCTGCGTATAAAGTAGGGTATTTCAAAGCCTTTTTGCCGCACCTCTGTTTTCAATAAGTACACACCATTTGAGGTTTTCAATTCGTACACATTATAGTGCATAACGCCACGTGCTTTTTTCTTTGCAACATTGGCTATATCACGAGGATTCGACATATCCTTGCCCTCTCCGAGTGGGCTGATACGCACAAATTTTGCTTTGGAAGGCTTCTTATAAAATGAAGTAAGGGCTTCAACCTCACCCGCATTGATTTCGTGGTAGTACAGCGATTTGAAAGTCTTTTTGCTGTCAAGCATTTTGCCTGTTCGCATAGCCTTTACCGCAATCAATTTATTCGGACGTTTCTCTGCCATTTCACGTGCACGCACTATAGACATTATGGCTGCCTTATCTCCCGAAACCTGCTGTGCTTCGGCTTTGCGTTTGGCGGTTGCTATACGTTTATCGCAAGCCCTGCACCGGTTGCAGTCCCGCCGCCCCGCCAGGTTGCTCACCAATGCCGCGAGTTTGTTGCCGGCAAAGGGGCATGCGGTGCAGTCTTTCGGGAAATACGGGTGCTTTCGGCTGAATATCCGCCCGTCGGCGGGATTGTTCTCCAATCCGGGCTGCGCACTATGCGCGTCATCAGCACGGGGCACTGCTGTTTCATCGCGCTCCGTCTGCCGCAACTCGCACTTGCAGTTCCACCGGTCTCCGGGCTTGTGCTCGTCCCAGAACGGGTCATTCACTGGGCGCACTGTTCCCCAATAGACCATGTGGTCGGCACTCGGGTTGGGTGAAGTGGAGGGTACCCATTCGAGATTCGGATATACGTCCTCTTCGGCACGGAACTCTTTCCACTCCGCGGCGTTCTGCGCCCGCAGTACCGCGGTGTCGTACTCGGTCTGCAACCATGCACGGTTGCGGTGCTCTATGTAGGGCGACACGTCCTTTACAAACTGCCGGAACGGTTTCAACTGCCCCTGTGCGTCCACCATCTGCGCCGCGATGTCTTGTTGCATACGGTGCACGCGAAAGGCGGAAAAGACCTCCGTATTGTGCTGCAACTCCCGTATGAAGTCCGCACTCGGCACCGGCACACCCGCCATCGCTGCGTCTGCCATACCGTTCTCGATAGCGTCCTCGAAGATACGGCACGTCTCGCGGTACAGGTTCTCCTCCACATAGTGGTCGATGTCGAACTCCTGTTTGTAGATATTCACCAACGCCCGCGCTATCGCCTCCACATCAAGGCTCACACCCGTTTCCACAAGGTCGGGTCTGCCGTCGGCAAAGTAGTCCCTGTCTAAATCCTCGCCCCGGACTACATCGGGGCGAACCCGAAAAAATCCGCCAGACGGTCGTAGAGTTTGCTTTTCTCTTTGCTTTTCTTGTCGTCTTTGGCAGGTTCGTCTTTGGCGGCGTTCTTGATAGCGTCCAACGCCGCCTGCCTGCGTTCCTCCTGTTCGCGCTTCAGTTGTTCGTAGTTGGCGGGTTTGGGCAGTCCGTAGGTCTCGTAGAAATAGTCATCGTCCACCGGCACGCGGCTTGCCAACTGCAAGTCCATCGCCAGCCGTGCCTGCAACTTGCCCAAGTCCTGCTCCTGTTCAAAGACGAACTTCCCGCCCTCCACGGGGTAGCCGTAACCCGTCAAAATGGTGCGGAAGAAGTCGCTGTTGAGCATGTTGCACACATAGTGCATATCGGAGGCGGTGATTTCCAATTGCTGGTCGGCGTGTATCTCCGCCTGCGCATAGCCGGACGACTTGCTCGAGGTGGTGGTCTCCGAGTTGCCAAGGATTGCCACCGACATCTCCTGGTTGCAGCAGTTGATGAGCCGTTCTTGCAGTTCGCCCGTGCCGTTGGAAGTCTTACCGTCGAGCATCTCGAACTCCGCCTGTTTGGGTATCATCATCGTCAGACTGGAACCTGCCTCCTCCAGCATATTGCGCACTTTCTTCTGCGTCTCCTCGTCGTAGGCGTCGTATTTCACTACGCGCACCGGCTGTCCGAATATCTCCACATATTGCGCGAAATCGCCGAATCCCGAGCGTTTGTAGAGGGCATACAGCGAGCATTGCAGCAGTTTGCCCAACTCGTAGGGTTCGCCCATCAGCCACACCATCGGCAGGTCGTCCACGCTCACACCCCGTGTGTCAAACTGAGAGATGGCTATCTCGCGGTTCTCCGGACGGATATGGCGCCGGTCAATCTCTTTGTAGTCGAACACCTTGCCCATGATAAACTCCACCGCACTCGTGCCGTAGTATTTTCGCTCCATGATGACCTCCAGCAGGCGCTCGAACTTGCTGCTGCCTATCAGGTCGTCCAATGCGTCCACTTTTTGCCCTGCGCCGTCCATAAACACCATACGTTTGTTGGTCACGGCTTTGGTGCGTTTCTCCAGCAGTCCGGACAGGTGCCCGTCGATGGTGACCACATCATGGTAGAGGTCAAGCAGTTTGTAGCGGTTGGGGATAAACACCGACTCGGCGCGTTCGATAGACTCTTTGAGTTTGCCGGCGTCTTTGCGGTTGCGGTCGGGTGCCACTAAGCGGATGTCCTGCACCACCAGCCGTGGCGTGCCGTTGTGCTGCACCTCCGTATTATTGCGTTTCTTGCTCATAATCAGAAATAGTTTGTACGTTTGGGATTGCTGCTCCAACTCACGCCGTTGGCGGACTCGTCATCGGGGGTGTCGGGGTCGTCTTTTCTGTAGGTCAGTTCCACCAGGTTGTTCTGCCCGTCGCGGATATTCTCAAGCAGGGCGATGGCGTCCTCATAGTCCTTGCGGTACAACTCCAAATCGATGTTCGGGTTCGACTGCCGCACCAGATAGTAGGACGCGATGATTTTCACTATCTTCTGCAACGCCGGACTGACCACCGCCGGCGGCACGGCGGGTGTGACGGTGTCGTCGCCGAATACAGACTTCAAATCGTATTTGAACAGGTAGGACGCGCACAGCGACTGCGCGGCGAGTATCTGCATCTCCACCACGGTATCGTCTTTGCGCGTGATGATGTCCAGTATCTCCGGATAGATAGAGGACTTGCGCAGGTCGTCAACGGTAATTATCATATCTTTTTCTTGTTGGTTCGTTTCACGAAATACACCCCGTCCGACTGCTGCACGGCAGCCTCTTTCCTGAGCAGCCACACGCCGCCCTCCAGCATGTCTGGACCGTCCATGCGTTTCTGTTTCGGCGACACGTTGCGCATCTGCGCTTTCATGCGCTGCATATCAGGGTCGCCCGCTTCGTCCTCGTTGAAGATGAGCAGTCCCGCGCGGTTGACGGGTTCCAGTGTGCCCTCTATACGGGTGTATTTGTCTTTCTTGTCACGCGTGTCCGGCACCACCGGCAGCAACGCTCCGCGGCGGTGCGACTCCTCGAAGATGGCGGGCAGTAGCACCTGCTCATAGAACGGGGCTTGCAGACTGTTGTTTTCTATCCACACGCGCACATTCTCCGCCCCTTGCCTTGCCGCCCATTCGTACAGGTCGAACAGCGCACCCACGAAATGCGCCGTGGACATCGTATCCACACGCACCTTGCATACGTAGAATGTCAGTCCGCTCATCGCTATCACACCCACCGCCTTGCAACTCCCCTGCGATACATCCCTGTTGCTCGTCGCAGGGTCGGCATATACCAGCACCTTGCAGCGTTTGAGCGGAGGCACCTTTCCCTCGTGCAACTCCTTGAATACCACGCCGCCGTCCATCGGATTGTTGAAATACTCTTTCTGCGCCGACTCGTAACTGATGGTCGCCAGCACACGGTCGATGTCCTCTTCCGTATTCTTTTCCGGCCACGACGACCTGCCTTGTTTGTCGCGGATGTTCACGATGTCGAACTTGTCGCAGAATGTCGAGTCGCCAAGGTATTTCACCATGCAGTTGTCCGAGATGATATTGCCGTTCACCAGTATGCGCGTCGGTGTCGATATGGAGCGCGTTGGTATCAGAGCCTGTTCCATCCACTTGATTTTCTTGCGCATCGTGTCCTCGTTCAGGCACTCCTCATCCGTGTCGAAATCGTCTATCAGGATAAAGTCCGGACGCTTCTCGTTGTTGCGGGTTCCACGCGGCGACTCGCCCCAACCGAGGGCACGGAACGAACAGCCGGAACGCAGAACAAATTTATCTTCTTTCCACTGACCAAGGTTTTTCTGTACGCCATAGTCCTGCTCCACACGGTTGTTGGCTTCAAAGAACGCTTTGAACGGAGCCAGAAGCAGTATGGCATTGTCGTGGCTGTTGGAAACAAGAAGCACGTTGTGGATTTTACCTGTCAAGGCTAATTTGGAAACTTCCATCATCGAGCGGGCGGACTTTGCCAACTCGCGCGACCAGGCACGCACCTCAAACCATTCCGCGTGGGCGAACAGACGGCGCGTGGCAGCCTTATGAAAGGCAGCGGGTTCGGCGGTGCAGAAATTCGGGAAATAGTATTTGAACCATGCCTCATTGTCTTTCTCCAACTTACTCTTCCGCACCACCCGCTCGCCTTGGCTCTCACGCGTGTTGATGGGCGTGGCATTGCGGAAGTTGTCGCAATAGCGTTGAAAGGCTTCCAGATACTCGCGGTCGGTGGCTTTGCCTAATCTTGTTGCCATTTCTGTTTGTCAATGAGTTCGTTGATGAATGCCTGAAACAAATCAACCACTTTCTGCGCCAACTCCAAGTCTATCGGCTTGAGGAAATCACAAAAATCAATGGCTATCTGCGTGGTCTGGGCGATGGAGTATTTCGATTCCAACTCCTTGATGTCGGTGATAAGTTTGCGCCGGGCATCGGCTTCTTTGGAAGAGGCTACTTTGTATCCCTCTTTTTCTTTAATCATACGGTTGAACTCCGCCAACTCGTCGTACAACTCCGACAGGCGCTGTTTCTTGCCGGTGAGAAGGTTCTTTTTGAGCGTGTCCCATTTATCCTCGGCAGCCCATTTGGTAATGGTCTGCGCCGACACACCGACCTTGTCGGCTATGTCCTTTTTCGGGAGATTGCCTTGCAGGTATAAAATCTGTGCAATCTCACGTCTGTTGTCCTGTTTCTTAGGCATATCGATATACTTTTTCAGGCTGCAAAATTACCGCGTTTTTACCTCGGACTCAAATAGTTGTGCCAGAATGGCAGTACTTTTTGGACAGGGGCTCAAACCGCAGTAATTTTGCCGCCGAAATTGATTTACGCCCTATGATAAGCGGACTTCCATACAATAAAAAAGACGGCATCCAACTCTCTCTCGGAGGTGGTGCCTGGTACCTATTTTATGACAGAAGCGAGGACTTCCGGAAGAAACACCGTTGGCACGAGATACGTATGATAAACGGCATATTGTATTGGCGTAACGTCGGACGACTGGTGTTCCTCAGAGATGTCCCTATCAAGTATCGCACCCTGTGGGACAATCCCAAGCGCGAGGTGCACCGTGACGGAAACGGTCGTCTGAAACAACTCATCATCAAACACGTTTAACAACCACTTAAATACTACTTAAACATCAGATGAAAAAGATAGACAGGGAGTTTCTACTGACGGACGATAGTGTCAATTGCTACGGATACCGTCTATTGACTTCGGGTTTGCAGTTAGACAGGTTCGACCCACCCATCGGTTTCTTTATGCACGAGCGCGAACAGGGCGTGGCCGTGCGTTGGGAAGACCTGGCGGTACGCAACAATGCACTCTATGGCAAACCGGTAGTGGACGATTCCCGTTTCCCCGATTTGGTCAAGCAGATAGAGGACGGTTTCTACAGTGCTGCCAGTGTCGGGCATATAGTGGCATTGGAGATGAGCGAGGAACCGTCATTGAAAATGGAAGGACAGACCGGACCAACCGTAACCAAATGGTTCCCCCGCGAGTGTTCTATCGTGGACATACCGGGCAACTACAATGCCGTTGCACAAAGCAAACTATTCGATGAGGACAACAATGTTCTTATGGATTTATCAGATAAACAAACCAATTCATTTATGGAAAAAAGAACCATCACCATTGAAGCCCTGTTGGCGATAGGGCTTCCTAACCTTGTGGCTGAGAGCACCTCAGAACAAGCCGTGCAGATTATCAAGGATTTGGTGGACAAGGCAACGCGTACAGACCAAGCCGAAGCCGACCTGCACAGTCTCCAAGCCGAGATGACATCCTTGAAAGAGCAAGTCACCGCCGAGAAAATCTCCGCTATCGTGGAGAAAGCACTGGCAGACCACAAAGTCAATGCGGCTATGGCGGACAAACTGAAAAAGGACTATGCAACCAATCCTGCCGGACTGGAAGCGTTGGTGGCTGCTATGCCCGCACAGACTACCATCACCGCACAACTGAAAGCCGATGAACTGCCGGAGAAATACAAAGGCAAGACATGGCACGACCTGTATATGCAGGAAGGCGCTTTGGAGGACATCAAGAAGAACTACCCGTCCTACTACGAAAAGTTGGTCGCAAACCGTTAAACCATTTACAAACAACAAACATTTATGGCTTCTATTTCAAAAATTCCCGTTGAAGTATTCGCAAGTTACATTGTCGAGAAACTTCGCAAGGTGAACCCGTTTCTGGCGTTCGCCGTTATTGAAACTGCATTCGTTTTGGGCGGTGCAGTCGTTCACATTCCACAGGCAGGCAGCAGCCCCGAGGTGGTAAAGAACCGTTCCACGTTCCCTGCCACGGCAGTACAACGGGAGGACTCATTCGTTACGTATGCGCTCAATGTGTTCTCAACCACGCCGACGCATATCACATGGCATGAGGAAAACGAAATTTCCTACGACAAAACGGACTCGGTACTGAATGACCATGTGCTGACTCTGATGGAAGCGGTCGGTGATGATATGCTGTATCAGTGGGTAACAGGTATCAAGGCTGATGGCAAAGCCGATGTTATTCCGGCTTCGCACATCATCCGCACCACCGGCGCAGACGTGGCAGTTACCGAGGAGGGGCAGACCGGCACACGCAAGGCATTCACGTTCAAAGACCTTGCTAATGCACAGGCGCTTATGAACAAACACAACGTGCCTAAGACGGAGCGTTATGCCCTGTTGGAAAGTTACCAGTTGCAGCAACTCATTGAGTCGTTGTCTGCGAACCAGATGGCTGCCTATCAGCAATCGGCAGACCTTGCCAATGGTGTTGTAGGTCGTCTGTGCGGCTTTAACATTCTGGAACGTTCCACCGTTTTGGCGTTCAACAACGACACACCTGTCGCTCCTGGCACTGCACTCACGGCTACCAGTTGCATCGGTGCCCTTTGCTGGCAGAAAGACAGTGTGGCCATTGCATTGGGCGACATCAAGCCTTTCCAGGACACCGACAACCCGCAGTATTATGGCGACATCTTCAGTGCCGCTGTGAAAGCCGGTGGTCGTTGCCGCCGCAAGGACTGGGCAGGCGTCATTGTGATTGCACAAGGCACAACGCCTGTGGTATCGAACCCCGATTCTTCTGAATCTCAAACGCAAGGCAACACCTAAACTATGCGCAAGATTGACAGTATAATTCTCCACTGCTCCGCCACGCCCGAGGGACGCGACGACTCTGCAGCCGACATCAACCGTTGGAACAAAGACCACGGCGGCATCGGCTACCACTATGTCATCCGTCTCGATGGCACGGTGGAGCAAGGGAGACAGGTAGGTCAGATTGGCGCCCACTGCAAAGGGCATAATGCCACCAGTATCGGTGTGTGCTATATCGGCGGTCTTGCCGCAGACTGCAAGACACCCAAAGACACAAGGACAGAGGCGCAGAAAGCCACAATGCTTACCCTCGTGCGTTCGCTCCAATCTGCCTACCATATACCGTCATCCGCTAT